CAAAAGAAGAACCAGCTGATGTTGATAAGTAAAGCTTAAAATGTGTCGAAGTGGTGTCAGTAAGGTACGTACCATCCGGCATATTCTTGGTAAATGTTGTGCCTAGGGCTCCAACCTGGAATCGAGTTCCAGCAGCAGAAAATAAGACAGCTCTCACTATGTTTGCATTAGTCAGACCGCTATCAAAGCTGTCGTTGTCTGTGAACATGGGCATCCGATACGTTTCACTACCTGACACAGTATGTCGAGCAGACAAAAACTGGACAATATTGTTTCTTCTAAGGGCAAAATCAAGATCTGTAGCAGAACCTGTAACTACAAAACCAGCGTTCTTAACTCTTCCCTGATTTTGCGTAACACTGATGTCAGAGAGGGTAGTATTACTACCGGCTCCTAAGACCCTCATATAAGTTACCGCATCTCGATTCTTTAAAAATTCGTTTACCGCATATGGGCCAAATTTTTTAGAATCTAAAGTTCCGAATTTTGTTTTAAAATCTGCAAATGATCCCACAGTTACTGGGACGAAAGCAGGACCCTTCTCGGCGGTTCCTATAATTCCGGCAGGAACACCAAATGGTCTCTGCTGGCGCTGAGAAAGATCTATCTCTTGCTCAAAGAAACCAGGTGATTTAAACACGCGTTCTGGCATTTATCTCTCCCTATGCATACTAATTCGTTTAATAACTATTGAGATGGGAATCAAAAAACTAGAGTCTAAGTCACGTCTGTAATCTTAACTAGAACTCGATTACTGGCTACCGTCTCACCCTGTCTAGAATTTCTAGTTAAAACCTGCACATATCTCTTCGTTTCTTCTCCTGAGAATGGGTCGATGACTGCTTCTTCCACCTCTGTTACAAATCGTCGATCTGACAGAATGGGATCGCCACCCGGAGTTAAAGACTCAATATCTTGCATAATAAATTTATCTGGCTTCCCACCGGGAATAACTGGTTGCTCTGCGCCGCTAATCCGAACTTGACCTTTCGTATCAAATATCTCAAAATTAATCTGTGGCGCTGAAAGATATTTTCGAAACGGAGACGGTAGTGCAGTAGTCTGTGGAGCTAGTGTCCAGGCCCACACTTCAATATTAAAAGTGTACTTAATAATTCTTTCGTCATCTGTAAAGTTATCAAAATTATCAGAAGAGCTAAGATCCTCAGACAAATATGCTACAAACCAATAACCCTTGTCAGTTGTTATTTTGAAATTCCTACCCTGGATATCATAAGAATTCATCAAGGTCTCAATCATTTGATTCATATGAGATGTATATTGAGTCCAAAAAATCACCTCATATTGAAGCTTGTAAAAAAACGGAAACGGAATAGTAATGACTTCGTAAATATTATTTTTAAGATTGTTGGAGAGTAATTGTCCTTCTTCTATTTGCATATTAGAATCAGCATCTTTTCGACGAGAGGCTACTCTACCAGGCTTAGCAGCATTGGGTGCTGTATCAGGATCGATCATATTCTTTCTACTTGCTACACTTTCTTGGTTTTTTAACCTTAGGTTGTTCACCAAGGATTGATACATCGGATCTTTAGTGCTTAAACGCTTCTTGATTACTAGATCTCCAGTATCTCTAGGCAAGCCCCAGCCAAACTGCTGGGCAATTCCGGTCCTTCTAATTGCAATCAATGGCAAAATAAGCGTATTGTTGATGTCCCTGATCGGTCGTCGTCGTTTCACAAGAGCAAATCTTTCCCCGGTAGCAAAAATTACAGGCACTTTTTTAGCTTCTTCGTTTTCGCTTGTTACAAACTCTAGATGATTATCAAAAAGTTTAAAAAGTGCCCTATCTACATCTTCTATGCCGCACTCTGGTATGGAAAAATCTGTGGGGACATTTTGTCCTTCGTACCCTGTAGGTAGAGCATCTCGTGCCAGATCTCGTAATTTTTGCCTAGGCATAGCTTAAACTCCTAGCTCTCATCATAGAAAGCAGATGAATCTTTTGCTTGAGGAGAACCAGCCGGTGCTACTTCAGCAGGTCCCGTGATGGGCATTGTTAGCACACCTTGCTGCTGTAAAGCTCGAATATCATTTGTGGGACCAAGCTGATTCTCACTAAAGCCACGTTGCTGTGCAAATGTTTTCTGAACTGCATCTGGATCGGAATATATTTCGCTTGTAGGCCCAAAAAGTTTTGATCTAAATTGTCCCTCACGTGCTTCGCGACCCACAATTTTTACTCCAACTGCATGCTCGATTTGTCCGTACACCACCTTGGTAGTTTGTAGAGTTAATACTTCAAAAAATTGGGTACCGTAACTAAAAAAATCTCCTTCAAATAATTGTATTTTCTTATCAATCAAATCCCTTTGTTGCACAAAAACATGAACTTTGCTAACTTCTTCGTTCCCAAAGTAATTAGTGCGGGCTTCTTCTGGGATATATTCAACAAGTGCTCCTAGCTCAATCGGATTATCAAAGACTTTTCTTGCAGATTCTTCATAAACGTCGTGAACTGCAGTCTTAAAAGTATTTATTGGAAAATAGTATACTTTTTGTCCCACTACATCTTTGATGATCTCTTTAGAGATATCACTTATTAAGTCAATCTCTCTGGGTGTGATGAATAGACGTGCCATATCTTTACCCCATCAAAATAGCTTTACCGTTTGGCGGCGGGATCATCCTGAGCTGTTTTTGTAAATTCTCTGCCATGGTAGATTGAATCTCAATCATTTTATCATAGGTTAAAGAATCGAGCATCTCTCGAAGTTGTGTTTTTAGTTTTTCTTGCTCATCTCGGGATTGTGTAATTAAATCTCCGCCGTTAAGGGTGAGATCTGCATTGGGAATTGGAATGGTAGAAAATTTTGAACGAATCAAGCCTAGCAGCTCTTTAGAAAGAGCCAGCGCATATTGTCTCACCCACTGTCTGCCCACACTGTTCACGCGATTGTAGATCAAATTCCCAAAGGGGATATTCGAAAGATTAGATACACCCTCTGTAGTGTCATCTGTGAAAGCAGGATTAAGAGGATCGGGAGCTAGCTGGACAGACACCCACAAGTATTTAGCTCTGCCCATTAAGCTGACCGGTGTCGGAAAAATTCTAACCTTTGTGCCGATCACTTTGTAGCTATAGTTGGATCGTCTAACTCGTGTTGAAATATCCATCTGGCCTGCGCGAAGAATATCTTCAAATACTGGCAAAACGTAGAAAATAGTCTCAGGAGTAAAAGACTCAAAAGAAAACTCGTTATTGAGATAATTGATAGCTGAAGTTGAATCAAAGAAGCGATATGCTGCGTTGGGAGAAAAATGAAAAACCTCGACGAGCCTCATTTTAGTTCTACGACCAGCAGCTTGTGTACTAAATACTGTGGTTGAGCCGCTTGGCGCAGTCATTAATTCTGTGTAAATATCATAGTCTTGAGTACCGTCTCTCAGAGTAATTGCTCCGGACACAATATTGTAAGAGCCCCCCACATTGGCATCGCCCCCGTAGGGTTCTGCTTGTCGTCGTAAAAACTCTAAAGTCTGGCGGGGATACTTTTGCTCAGATCCCGACATCAAACTTCCGGAAGGCGTCCCTAAAAAAGAAGCCAATTGAGACTTAGCCTGATATTGATTAACGATTGAACCGTACTCCAGAAAAGATTCTTCCAAACATGCCCAAATCTGTTTTTTTGTTAATTCAACTGAAAGGATATCGTCGCCTAGTTTTCGCTTAACAAACACTACTATGTTATCAGCTTCAGTTTGAAAATTTGTCTCTGAATCGAAAAAACCAAAAGGTGTCGGACTCAAAGTATTAGCAAAAGTGGGCATTAGATCTCCCGGTTCACAAGTACTCGTACATAAGTATGCATCAAAGTGAAAGGTTGACGAAGGAGTTTGAAAATGATGATGTCAAACAACAAAAAGTTTGCCACACAAAACCAGAGTATAGAAAATAAAAAAGGGCGGTCCAACGGACCGCCCTTAGTATACAAAGAAGTCTTAAGACGTCCAGTTGAACATCTAAATATTCCTAGTCCGGTACTACTGCCGTCATCGTGCTGCAGACCCAGGCATTAGCGCCTGCCTTCGTACATAGCAACGTCTGGTCGGCGCTCACTGCAAGCTCTGCGGCGAAGACACCAGCTCCGTTTGTTACAGCTGTACCATTGATCGTTGTTGCGGTGGTGCCGTCGCCCTCTGAGCTAAGCTCAAAACCGGCTCCGCCGACATCTACGACTAAGACCATGTGGCCATCTGGAACACTTGTTGGCGAAGGCAAATAAGCACGATCATTAGCATTGTTTGCTTGGCTTACTCTTGCAATTGAAGTGGCGACGCCGATTCTAGAAGCTGCGGCAGCTGCGGCAGCTGCGGGTGCCTCCACATCTTGTACGCTTAGAGCTAGGGCTGCACCTGCTATGGTAAAACCAGAACCTGCTTCCTGGACTAATCCCTTGCTCACTGTATAACTTACTTTTGGCATAATCTTTCTCCTTTTTTGTTCCCATGCTTTCGATTCACCGGGGATATCGGCTGATTAAGAGAATCGGGCTTACCGCTAACTAGGTGACCCCTCACAAAAATACAATGAATCGTGCTTGAAAAAACAAAAAGGGCGACCCTTGCGGGCCGCCCAGTTTGAATTAGACTTGATCTAGGGGACTAAATGATATTTAGATCCTGAACCACAACTGTACCGTAGAAGTCGGAACGAACCATCTTCTTGCCGTACCGAGTCATCACGCCCTTGCGGGGTGTGAAATCTTCCGGGGCGAAGATAGTGGGAGTAACGATGAGTGGTACGTACGGAGCGTAAACGTAACCGGTCTCAAGGTAACTGCCGCCCTTATAACCGACAAGGAGCTTATTCCGTGGGAAGTAAGGATCCTTGTAGACGGTGAATCGATTAGAAAGTGTTCCAACCTTCTCAGCGCCCATGGTAAAGGGTGAACCGACCTGGCCATTACCATCAATGTTGTAAGACGGTCTGTAGAGGACAGAAGCCTCTAGGATCGTGCATACATCAGGGCTAGTAACAACAAAGTTAGCAGAACCGCGGAGAGTCTTACGATGGATGGTATTAGCAGCATCGATAATTGTCTCTGCAAGAGTCTCGTACCACTCTCTAACCGTACCCGTAAAGGCAGGGCCGGGAGTGAGAGAATTTGTTCTGTTAATCTCTGCACCAGTCTCCTTATTGACAAACTTACCAGGTGAACGGCTCCAATAAAGGTTAGCACCGTTAGCCTGATTGAGAAGATCACCAAGGATCTCTCTGTCAATCTCGAGAGCGACCTGCTCAGAAAGAATCTGAGTTAACTCAACCTCAGCGTCGAGGCTGTGGTAAGCATTCAAGTCCTGGGCGAGTTCTGGGGACCAGCGAGCTCTGAGCTTGCGGGTCTGCGCAGTAACCGCGACGGACTCGACCTTAATATCGATCTCAGGGATCACCGGAGACGGATCAGTCGCAAAGTTCGACTCGAATGACGGAATCACCAGTGTCGATGCTTCGCCAGCTGTGCCATTAGCAGTAGCATTAAGCGTATCACCGATCACCATGGAGCCCGTAATAGAACCAGCACCGAGTTGACGAATGTTGGGGAGAGCCCCGCCGTCGGATAGACGAAGAGCAAACATAACGTGAGTACCGCCCATAGGATCATCAGTCCACTTCAGAGAAGTGGTGTTAAAATCACCGCGACGATTTGCACGTCGAAGATTGATGATACCGTTGCCAGCCTGATATGTCTCGCCCCAGTTAGCAGTAGTTGTTACTGCTGAACCGACGCTCATCACAGCCATTTGATTCAGCTGATCAACATCACCGCCGTTGATTGCGGTTGTCCAGTGTGCTGTAGGCTGAATCAAGAAAGCAACGTCAAGGTTGCCAAGCTCTAGATCTTTTGCGACCTGGGGGTCATAGCCAAGCATCTTAGCGTTAGAACCAGTAAAGTCTGTGATAGACGAAATGGTATCGTTAACAAGAGCATCACTGCTATTAAACGAACCACTATAAATAGCAGTTACTGCAGTACGTCCAACGGCTCCAGAACCACTGTGAACTCTGGTAAAACCGGTACCGACAAGATCATACATGCCACCGGCAGCCAGCGAACCGGACTGAACGCCGCGGCCTGCTGGGTTGTTATAAATTGATTGTCCCCGACCATAAACATTAGCGACACCGGAAGAATCACCGATATTACTACCGTTCGGACCGACGTTGCCGCCGACATTATTACCGTATGTATAGTCAAGGTAGAAAAGCAGACCTGACGGGAGGCTCATGGGCTGGACAGAAACCAGCTCATTTGACACCAGACCACCGAAAACTCGGCGAACGATCGGGAATGCGATATTAGTAAAACCTCGGAGATCGCCCGAGGATGTGTTTGCAGCTCCACCCGTAGAGAGAGAGTTGAACTCACGAAGGAGCTCAGCGGCTTGATTTTCGAGAAGTCGTGACATGTTTTCACGTCCGACACCCTCGAGACCGCGGAGAAGCCCTGTGCGAGACCATTTCTCGACGAGGTGCTTATTTTCAGAACCCAGATTACGTGTCCGGATCCCTTCAGTAAGCTGCTCTAAAGTAAATTTCTTCATTATTTCTTCTCCTAAATAGAAATTAATCAGTAATTCCGGCTAGGACAGCCCAACGTTTCGCCTCTGTGATTTGAGCATCTCTCTCACTACTAGCACCCGAACGGGTGGTTCGTGAAGCAGAGCCCAAAACCTGACGGGATTGTGCTGATTCGCCGATACGCTTAGTCTTGGACTTCTTAGAAGTCTTGGAAACCAAGCTCTTATAAATTAACCTCACCTCTCTCAAGCTTCTTGCTTCATCAAGAGATTCAACTAAAGCAACTTTTTGCTTATCAGTTAGACCCTCTTGCTGCAAAAGCTTATTAGCGTAAAGAAGTTTAGCATTGAACAGATTTGATTCGCTCAATTGGCCGCGGAGCTCTTTCACCGCATGTTGTAATTCTCGTACCTGACCACTATTTTGCGCGGAGCGAGCGGTCTGGGCTCGAGAGCTGTTTGTTCGAGGCGACTCATTCAGGTTCGCCATTCTTCGAAGTTCTCGCTTGAGCATAGATTCACTAATCTCAAGCACTGTATCATCATCAAGATAGGGAGATGTATCCTCCCGGACGTCGACATCGACATAATCAGCCTCGCCCTCGACGTCGACATGGACTTCTTCCTCTTCATCGAGTTCATCTACGTCGACTTCGACTCTTCCTTCGTCTACATCATCGTCACCATCAGCCTCAGCTAACAGATCATCGTCAATGACGAACCACTCATCGACCACGTCGATATCTTCGAAATCCACGTCTTCGACCTCTTCATCTTCCTCAACATCGACATCGACATCGACATCCAGTTCATCTTCTTCACCGAGATCGACTGAGACATCTGCGCCATCTAGATCGTCGTCCTCGGCTTCTGGAAGATTCAGGATAAGTCGAAGTTCGGCCTCATCGAGGAAGCTTTCTCCTCTTCCCGTTCTTCTTTTTCTAGACATTATTTTCTCCTCAGTCATACTCTCGTTTCCAGAATTCGAGTTTATGATTAAACCATATAAGGCTTCTAGTTGTCCTTGCATTCGATCAAAAATTGATTCTCCAAGAATATTCTCAAAATTATAAAGTTGCGAATACGTCTTTTTGACGTCTTCAGTTAAAGTTAAAAGCTCTTCTGAAGATTTGATTTTACCTTCTTCAGACATCAGGCTAGCGAGTCGCTCTCGCAATCTATGTATTTTTAATTCTACTTGATCTTCTGTTCTAGCCTTGCTAGAACTCGAAAGTTTTGATAATTTAGAAGCAGACTCAGCATTGAGAACAAAATCTTCATCGCCTGAAGAGAGTGTCAAAGATGACGGATCTGTTAAATCCACTACCACATCACCCTTGCCGTCTGTCTCTAGGCCAGCTGACTCATACATCTCGTCGGCTAAATCATCTAGGATATCACCGCTTTCAATTCCCTGATTTGAATCGCCTACAAGCTGACTTTCTATCATTTCTCTAATCTTAGGGGTAACTGCGTCAATGATAGCGTTTTTCGCGCTCTCTTCCGCAACTTCTCTAAGTTTTTTGGCGTCAGCTAAAGCTTCTTGGTAAATTGTGCTACTCATTGATGCGCTCCACTACCTAAAGTGCTGAAATAAGTATTCGGTTTCCATCAAAATATTAAACTATTCCGCATTATTGATCTTTAAGAACTCTTTCTACATCTGCCCTTACTTTAGAGACAGCTCGTTCATCAGGTCCTTCTAGGTCTTGTAATCTATAAACAGGCCGAGATTTGAAGAGGGGCGGAGGTGGTTTAGACCACCCAGCAAGATGCCCTCGATCAAAAGCGCCACCGGTTCGGAGATTGTAAACTTTTGGAAAAGTGCCACCGGTAACAGTATTCATTCTTCCACGATACATGCGAGCTCGCGACGTAGCATAATCCATAGGAACC